GCCGCACCACCCAGGGCGAGCCCTGCCTTGCCGTGGCCGACCGCAGCCTCCCGACGGCCGGCCATCGCCCGCCTCACGTTCGGCAGGTTCCGCGCGCTGACCTTGATCTTCCGGTTGGTCCGCAGCAGCTTGCCCGCCTGGACCCCCTTGACCCCGGCCCCGGCAGCCAGCACTCCGGTCGCCGGGCCGCCCACGTCCTCGTAGGCCTGGGCCCGCTTCATCCGCGACTTCTCCGAGTCGTACTTCGAGGAGCTCGGCTCCCACTTCTTGCCGATCTCGCCGTAAACGCCCACGTCGCCGGTTAGTCCCGTTGTCGTTCCACGTTTGGTCACCGGCATCGCTGGCTTCCTCTTCTTGGACTCCGCGCCGGTGTAGGCGGCGAAGTTGAACGACCCGGCCCCACCGATCCCGGCACCGGCGGTGGACAGCCCCAGGGCTGCGCCCTCGGCCTTCTTCGGGTTGATCTTCGATGCCGCCCGGGCCAGGCGTGGGGTCTTGGCCAGGACCTTGGCCCCGGGTGCCTTGGACGCGGCGAAGGCCCCCAGCGAGGACAGACCCAGCACCCCGGTGGTCTGGCTGAGATGACCCTGGATCTTCTTCCGGTGCCGGATCTCGGTGTCGCTCATGGTGCGTGTCATGTCAGTACCCGTGGTCGATGCCGAAGGCGGACTTGCGGACCGGTTGCTTCTTCTTCCACTCGCTGCGCCGATGGAGCCCGACCGCTGTGGACAGGCCACCAGCGCCGATGACCAGGCCGGCACTCTTCAGGCCCGCCTTGCGCGCGGTCTTGACCGGCCCGCTGATGGCCGAAGGGTGCGACCAGATGTGCTCGTCGGCGACATCGGCCATGGCCATCTTGACTCGGTTCGCCGAGCGCGCGGTACCGCTGACCGGCTTGACGGTCTTGCCCGCCTGCACCCGCTTGGAGCCCCGCTGCGCTGCAGCGACTCGCAGCCTCCCCCGCACCATCTGGGCGGGTGAGACATGGACCTCGTGGGAGATGTCCTTGATCTTGTACTCACTCGGCTTGCCCATCGCCTGCCGGGCGATCTGCCGGTGGGTGCCACCGGCGTTGATGTGCCGGCCGGAGGGAGTCCGCAGTACGTGCACCGGGCTGTTGGTCTTGACCCTCCCGCGCTGCATCGCCCCGTGCAGCTCGGCCTGGTAGCGGGTGGCCTGCTGCTTCTGGGAGGTGTTGATCATCCGGGACATGTCTTTGCTACCGGCACGCAGCACCGGCGCGTTGGCCGCGCCGTAGGCGGTCGCCGCACCACCGAGCACCAGGTCCCCGGTGCCCTTGTTCTGCTTCTTGGTGGTCATGCCGGAGTCCTCTTCCCAGTCCCGTGGATGGAGAAGCCGGTCCGCTTCCCGGTCTTGATGTCGCTCCAGACCTGGGGGTCCTGGACCTGGAAGCCCACCCACCAGCCGGTCGGCACCGAGTCCGGCAGACCCATCGCCTCCCGCTTCTCGTCGGTGACGATGAAGCTCTCGATCATGTCGCTCTTCTGGATCGGCTCCCAGTTGTCGCGCAGGTGCATGTCCCCGCCCTTGCGGGACTTCATCACGTAGGAGTAGCCGGCCTTCTCCATCTCGTCGGCGGAGATGACATCGCCCTGCAGGTCCAGCACCGGCTCGCCGTCGATCTCGATCACCGAGGCCCAGCCGAAGATCTGCTGCTTCTCCGAGTCGGCCTTGGCGAACTCTCCGGCCCAGGTCACCTCGACTCGATCCTTCTTGACCGGCTGCGGGTACGGGTTGGACTTGGTGGGCATCGCGGCCACCTGGCTGTTGTGCTGGTAGGCCGCCATCTGCTTCAGATGACCCTGGGCCTTCCTCCGCGCGAGCGGACCACCGTTCTTGGCGCGGTAGGCAGTCTCGTTGTAGACATCGGCGTAGGTGACGTTCTTCTTCACCTGGGCGGTGGCCACCTTGTCCGGGAGCTTCTTCAGCATCCCGCCCGCCTTCTTGGTGGTCTCGATCCCCTTGGCCTGCAGCTTGGGGTTGGCCACCACCGCCCGGGTCACACTGCGCTTGGTCGGGATCGGGCCGACCTGCTCCACGATGTCGTTGACATCGTTCTTGGCCACCAGTGCGCCCGGCTTCTTCTTCGGTGGCCCTCCGTGCTTGGTGTCCCCGTGCAGGATCTTGGTGGCCATGATCTCGCCGCCCAGCCCGGCCACCTCGAGCGGGAGCAGCAGAGCAGCACCCTTCTCGCTCTTCGCCCCGTGCCCGATCGCCCCGGCCAGCCGGGGAAGCTTGCGTGCGGTCGGGGAGGCCTTCCAGGCCTTCTTCCCGGCGCTCCCCATCTTCGCGCCGGCATAGCCCAGCCCGGCCGCGCCCGCGGTCCCACCGATCGCGCTCAGCCCGGCGGTGACCTTGCGCTGCTTCCGGTCCGCGGCCACGTCGGACTGGGTGGGGTTCATCTTGCTGACGCTCGCGATCTGCGTCAGCAGCTGGTCACCCCCGCCACCGAACAGGAGGTCGGCCACCTCACGGAACGTCGCGTCGTTCATACCTTCATGATCCCGATCCGGTCTAGTCGCCACGGTCGTAGTCGGACAGGTCCTCGTCGGACGGTTCAGGCCACCCGATGAACGGCTCGTCCTCCTCCATGGTCACCGGGTCCTCCGGCACCAGGTCCATGAACTGGATCGGCAGCGACTTCCCGACGAACACCCGGTTGGCCGGGGACGCGACGTACGGACCCGTGGTGACCCAGGAGTCGTAGCCGTGCTTCTTCCTGAAGTTGACCTGCTCGGTCTTGCCCTTGGTCGAGGAGTGGCCCTCGGTGAGCACCAGCACACTGACGTTGAAGTAGCTCGGCTCCAGGTGCCACTCCTCGGCGATGTCGGAGTACCGCACCGTGTCCGCGTACTCCTCGCCGTCGGGCAGCGGCATGTCGTCCTTGTCCACTTCTTTCCAGGTCACCCCGATCGTCTGGTCTCCCCGCCAGTCCGAGTCCTCCGGCTTGTCCTGGTAGGCGGCCCAGCCCACGATGTCGTAGACCTGCTCCTCCGGGATCGTCGCCTCGAACCTCCGGCCGTCCCCGAACCTCTGGGTGATCTTGTTCTCCGCGTTGTCGTTGATCCGCTCGGCGGTGTCGTTGACGTTCTGGTCGAACTCCTGGGCGGCCATGTCGGCGGCGCGCTTGGCGTTGCCGGTGAACTCCATCTCGTCGTGCAGCTCGATCCGCCCGTTGTGGTCGGGGGCCTCCCACGGCCCGGCGACGTAGTACATCGGCTGTGGGTTGCCCATGTCGTCGGTGACCCACTTGGTCCCGCGCCGGACCCGCTTGTTCGGCTGCGGCACCTGCAGCTTGCGCCGGGCCTGCTCGCTGTAGGCCAGGAACGCCTTCTCGGTGTCGCTCACCATCCAGTGCCGCTCGTAGGCAGTGATCTTCGCCCTCGCTCTCGGCTCCAGCCTGGCCTTGGCCTGGCTCGCCTCGCCCAGGACCGCCTTGGGTGCGAGCTGCGGCTGGGACGATGCCAGCTGCGCCTTCGGCCCCAGCACGGCCTTGGCCGACGAGCTCAGTGTGGGCTTGGGTGCCAGGGCCTCCAACGGGGCCAGCACCGCCTTGGGCACATCCACCAGACCCAGCACCTCCAACGCCTCATCATGGGCCAGCGGCTGGGTCTCGGTCTGGGCCGCAGCCTGGTCCAGGAACTGCTGGAACTCGGCCAGGTCCTCGGCCTCGGCCACCGGCTTCGGTCGAGCGGTACGAGCCTTGGCCGAGAACCGTCCGGCGTTCTCCGGGTCGCCCCCGCGCGGGTGCTCCTGGGGGTCCCAGTCGGCCTTGGTGACCGTGCCCGCGACGTTCCACGGGTGGTCCAGCAGCCGGACCGTGCACCGGCAGTTCGGGTGCACCCCGGGCACGTAGATCTTGGTCTGGTTGGGCAGGGTGAACCGCTCGCTCAGCAGCACCCGGGTGTTGTGCATCGGCCCACAGATCTTGCACACCTTCTCGTCCCGCGCGGTGATCCAGACCTTCTCCGCAGCCGGGGTCAGCTTGCCCTTGTCCTGCAACCACATCCAGGCGATCTGCTCGGCCTGCTGGCTGATGTTGTGCTCCTCCTGGGTGGCGAAGATCTTGCTCCGCCGGCGGACCGAGGTGCCGATGTAGTCCAGCGCCCGCTGCTTGAGCTTCAGCGGGGTGCTGGTCGCGGCCTTGTCCAGGGCCCGCGAGGTGTACCCGGCCATCCCCCGCGATGTCAGCCCGTACCCGTCCAGCACCCGGTCGGCGGCCACCCGCTCGGTCATCCGCCGGTTGACGAAGGTGTTGAACCCGCTGACCAGCGCGGTCCGGTTGCTCTCGTGGTAGTAGGTGCCGATCCGGCTGGCGTGCTGCTCGGCCAGGGCGTAGACCGTGGACATCGGGATCTCCCCGGCCCCGGCGGCCTTCATCGTCTCGTAGTACTGAGCGGCGAAGACCGGCCCCAGGGTCCGGACGAACTTGGGCGCGTAGAGCTGCCAGGCCAGGTCGGCGGCCCCGATCAGCTTGGCCGCGCTCATCTCCCCGGTCAGCTGAGCCACCTCGGCCTTGGCCGCGGTGATCACCGACAGCCGGGCCATCACCAGGGCTGCCTCGATCGCCTCGCTCGGAGTCCCGGGCGGGCGGATCGCCTCGCGCAGCGCGGCATGGTCGAGGTCGGTCGGATGGAACCGAAGCTCGACTGCCGGGGTGATGGTCATGTCAGGATCGGACCGCCGCTACCGCCCAGTGGCTTCGGCTTCGGTTCCGGGGCCGGCTCGTAGTTGTGGATCTTCTTCTCCCGCAGCATCGCAGCCAGCAGGTCCACCGCCGGCTTGTTCTCCTCGACTGCGGCCCCCAGCTCCTTCGGCGTCTTCAGGTCCTTCATCCTCAGGTCGGTGGCCAGGTTCGCCAGCTGGGAGTACTCCTGGGAGCCCTGGTCGTAGTGGCCGACCGCCTGCTCGGCCAGGTAGGCCAGGTTCTTCACCCGGTCCGCTGTCTGCGGGTCGGCCGGCTCCGCGTGATGCTCCACCTTCCAGCCACGCTCGTCGTCCGGGATCCCGGCGTTGATCGCCCGGGTCCGGTGGATCGTCTCCAGGTAGGCATCCATCGAGTCTTCACCACCGTCGAAGACCTCCCGCAGGGTCGGGCTGGTCCGGTTCACACCCTGGAAGATCTCCTTCTTCTGCTCGAAGGTGGGCTGGCCGGTCAAGCCGCCGAGCACTCGCCGGATCTGGGAGACCGCGATTACCTCCTGCTCCAGCTCCTTGTCGGTCATCTGGCTGATCGGCTTCAGGTTGACCACGCCCACCCGGTCCGCCCTGAGCCGGGTCAGCTCCCTGTGCCGGGTCGCCTCGTCGGCACCGGCCTCATACGCCGGACCGGCGAAGCCGCCGTACGGCTTGTCTCCCCACTGCTGGCTCAGAATCCGCTCGTACGCCTTCTGCCCCAGCCGGCCCGAGGCCTGCTTGTAGCCGGCCATCGGCTGTACCACCGCCGCGCGGTGCAGTGCGCTGGGGTCGGTACCACCCGCGGTCATCTCGGCCGCGCGGGTGGTCACGTACTGGTCGAAGTCGGCTTGGTTCTCCTTGTTCTGGATCCACGCCCGGAACTCGCCCGACCCCAGGCCGTACCACTTGCTGGCGAGCTGGTCCTGGCTCAGGTCGATGTGCTCCTTGATCGCCTGCTGCAGGGTCACCGCGGCGTCGTCGTACTTGGCCTGCTCCTTGATCGCACCGATCGTGGTCGGCACCGGAGCCGTCTCCGGCTTCTTCTCCCCGGTCTCGGCAGCGGTCTCGGTCGAAGTCTCCGTCGGCTCCGCGGTGGGCTCCTCCGGCTGGACGAACGCCGGCTTGTAGGTGTTGGTGTCCCGGGCCGAGAGCTTGCCGCCCATCTTGTCGTACTTCGGTGTCTGGATCGCGCCGACGTTGCCGAACAGACCGGCGGCCGCAGCGGTGGGACGGATCTTCCCGGGCTCGATGTAGCCGAGGTCCCGCTCGGTCTCGAACCGCTCCAGCTCCTTGGTCGGCACGCTGCGGACCTTGATGTAGTACGGGAACTGCTCGCGCAGGCCATCCAGCGCGGCGGCGTAGCCGTTGCCGTTCAACCGGTACCGGTACTCCTTGTCCCGGGCGATCTCGTTCTCGACCGTGGCCCGGATCTTCTTCGAGTCCGGGCTGGTCAGCCCGGCGGTCCGGTTGTTCACGATCAGCTGGATGATCTCCTCGGTGTCGTCGTCCAGCTCCGGACTGGCCTGGTAGTCCTGGATCCGGCGCTTGACCTCGGCTCGGATGTCGGCGTTGGTCATGACCCCGCGGCCCACCGTGTCCGCCTCGGCCTTGACCTTCTGCGTGATCACCGCGCGCACATCGGGGTCGATCCCCTGCCGCTCCACCTGCTCGGACTGCACCGCGTCCAGCAGCTGCTCGTAGCGCCGAGTCATCCGGGCGGCCTTGTCGTTGTGCCGGCGAGCACCACGGAAGTCCGGCTCGAACTCCATGGTGAACACCCCCGAGCGGGAGACCACGGTCACCTGACGCGCGCCCGAGACCAGGCCGGTGTAGATGTCCTCGCTGGTCAGCCCGCCCACCGAGCGGTTCCGGATGTAGGAGCCGCCCTTCAGCGCCTTCAGGTTCTTCAGGTTGAACGGCAGGTAGTGGTCGTCGCCGTAGCCGATCGCCTGGGTCACGATCTGGCCGTCCCGGTCCAAGATCACGCCCTCGCTCGGCGGGACGTTCCCCGAGGCCAGCTGCAGGTTGTACAGCTTCTTCTCCGGGGCCGCTCCACCCTCGGAGGTCGGGCGCTGCAGATGGTCGATGATCGCGGCGCTGGCCGCGTTCTGCTCGGTCCAGGTGGGCTTGCCCGGCCGCTGCACGCTGCGCACCTTGGCCTTGGTGGCGTCCAGGATCTGCCTGCGCCGGTCCTCCGGGATCCGGACCGCCTCGACCGGCTTGCCCTCACGGTCGGCGATCTTGTTCTGCTCGGCCTTCAGCGCCCTGGTCTGAGCGGTCTTGACCGCGGTCTGGGTCTCCTCATCACCGAAGCCGCTCCGGAAGGCCATCTGCCGGTTGACCTCCTGGCGGTACGCCTCCACCATCTTCTCGTCCGGCTTCTTCTCGGTGCCCCGGTAGCGGTAGGCAGTCTTCCGCGCCGGCGGCCCGATCACCGCCTCGGCCTGCGGGCCGTACTGGCCCACGAACCGCCCGAAGTGCCCGGCCAGGTTCGCCTTGGACCCGGCGGGAGCGACCTCGGTCAGCAGCTGCCCTCCGGCCTTCGTCCGGCCGTAGAGCCGGGCGTTGGTGTCGGTGTGGCCGTAGTCCCTGGTCCAGGCCTGGGCGAAGGACGGCATCTGGGCGGCCGCGGTGTTGATCTGGCCCACCCGCTGCGGGGACAGCCCACCGCCCAGCGCACCGCTCAGACCGAACGCTGCCCCACCCAGGTTCAGCGTCTTCGGGTAGGCGGTGACCCCGCGCAGGTTCCGGTCCCGGGGGTCCAGCAGCCCCGGCTTCGGTCGGGTGCTGGTCGCCTCCTCGATCCACTGGTTGCCCTGGTCGTCCTCGAAGTGCAGGTCGATCCGGGTGTCCCCGGAGTTCTGGGTGGACTGGGCCACCGAGCCCAGGAAGTGGGCCAGCTGCCGGTACTCGTCCTGGTACTGGGCCTTCTGCTTGGGCGTGAACTTGGTGGGCTTGTTCTCCGTGGTGTGCTCGGGGATCCCCATCGACGCAGCCGTCTTGTCGTTGATCGGCCGGACCTGGGTGCGCTTGATCTTGGTCTGGAACTGCCCGGACCCCGGGTCACGCCGGATCAGGTCCTCACGGAAGACGAAGCCGTAGTCGTAGGGGGTCTTGACCTTGGAGACCACCCCCGCCTTGCAGATCTCCTCCAGGGCCGAGACTGCCTGGGCGAACTCGACCTGCTCCTGCTCGCCGTCCCCACTCTTGGCCACCACCCGCATGGTGGCTCGCTTCAGGTCGGTGAACTGCTTGGCCACCACCTCGTTCAGGTGCTTCTGCAGGGTCCGCCGGTTGGCCTCGATGTCGGCCTCGAGCGCGTCGGAGACTACGCAGGTCACGAACATCTCGGCGGTGTCGCGGTCCATCTTCATCACCAGGTCGTAGGCCTGCTGGGCCGCCTTGGTGTTGAAGAACCCGTCCTCGGGCCAGTCCGGGGTGTCCAGCCGCTTGGTCACGCCCTTGCGCTTCTTCTTCCGTCGGGCCTCGCGCTCGATGTCCTGGACCCGGGGGAACTGGTTGGCCAGACCACCGGCGACGGTGCCGGCCACCACCGGCTTCAGCCAGCCGTCACCCCGGTTCTTCTCGACCTTGGTCCCGTGCTCCTTGAGCCACTTCCGGCCCACCGACCGGCCCTTCTTGTCGGTGATCTCCGGGTGCGCGAGCAGGTACCCGCGCTGCTTCACGCTCTGGAACGGCATCTCACTTCCCCCTCTTCGGAGGTGGCTTCTTCGCGGTCTTCTTCGCCGGGACCACCCTGGCAGCAGGACGCTTGTCCGGGCGACCGACCTGCTTCTTCTTCTCCCGCAGCGCAGCGATGTCCCGCTGGTGCTTGCGCTCGGCCAACTGGTCGGCGAGCTTCATCTTCTCGGTCTCCCGCTTGTGTCCGACCGCAGCGTACTTCTCGTCCTGGTCGGCCTTGGCCTTCTCCCGCGCGAACCGCTTCTCCTCGTTCGGGTCTGCGGGCGGGGGAGCGTTCTTCATCTCCTCCCGGCTCTGCTCGATCTGCATCTGCATCTGGGCGTCGGCGGCGTCGGCCTGGCCCACCGGGTGCAGCCGCCTGGCCGCCTCGCCCTCCTGCTCGGCATTGGCACCGTCCACGGCGTACTGCTGGGCCATCTCGGCGGTGGGCTGCTCGGCGTGCATCTGGGCCTGCTCCGGGCTGAACCCCTGCGCGGTCAGCTCGGCCTTCTGCCGCATCCCGAGCATCTCCATCTGGCTGCCGGCGAACTCCATCGCCTGCTGCTGCTCCAGCATCGCCCGCTTGTAGTCCACGTCCTCCTCGGTCATCTCCGGCAGCCGGGCGATCTCGCGGACGTACTTCTCCAGCTCCGGGTCCGGGAACCACTGCATGCCGGCACCGGCGGTGGCCGAGATGAAGGCGGCCAGCTGGTCCAGTGCGGGCGGGTCCACGTTGGTCGGCTCGAACCGCGGCAGCTGGTCCAGCTTCCAGCCGTTCATCGCGAACAGCCGGGGCACCGCGTACCGGTTCAGGGTGTCCGCGATGGCCTTCGCGATCGCGTTCAGCGCGGCCCGGAAGATCCCGGTCTTGTCGGTGTGCAGGCTGTAGGAGCCGGTGTCCTGGTGCCCGACCAGGACGAAGTCGGCCAGCACGGTCATCAGGATCCGCTGCTCGTAGCGGGTGATGATGGAGTTGGTGTCGAACTGCCGGGAGCCTCCCGAGCTCATCAGCTCGAAGTCGAACAGCGGCTGCTTGGTGTCCGGGTCGTACTGGGTGGGCAGCACCAGGCCCTCGTTCTCGTCCCGCCTGACCCCGCGGACCATCTTCTTGAAGGCGTCCACGGTCTTCGCCTGGGGGGTTCCCTTGGCCGCGGTCAGGTAGTCGGCCGGGACCCGACCGACCGGCATACCAGCCAGGTCCCGCTCGACCCCGATCGCCTCGAACTCCTCCAGCCGCTTCTTGAAGTACCAGGGCCGGTAGGCGTTGCGGAGCAGGCTGTAGCCCTCCGGGTTGCCCTTGGCGATCGCGGTCCGGAACAGGATCGACTTCTCG